GTTGCTGGCTGCCGACAAGAAATTCAGCGAAAATGGAATCCCCGAATTCATGAACGTTGACCCTTACTTGATGGTAAACCTTGAATAAGGTAGTCCGGTTTTATCTATATAAATTCCCAAGGGAGGGTAGGAACTAAAAAGCCTATCCTCTCTTTATCACTTTTTAAATCTTAGAAAATATGGCTAAAGAAAAATATACCGTAACTGTGGGACCAAGAGCTTACAGTTTTCATGACCAATCAACGGGGATTACCGTATGTAAAGG